TCGATAAACATCTGTCCGTAGTTGTTCGCTACAGATTTTGCGAATACTTTCAGCGCAATCGCATTGACTTGTTCCAACAGCGACCCGCCTGGCTCAACCAATATCTTCGTGCGCACCTCTGAGCCAGTGAAGAAACAGTCCATCACGGTGGGCGCGGTCGATGTCCAGTAAAGGATGTGAGCCAGCGCCTTATCAACCGTCATCTCTTCGATCAATTTCCATGTGGTGGGTGCGGAGGATGTATCCTGAAGGTCAAATGGAAATGCGCGCAGTTGGGAAAGCCAATACACAGGCCCGCGCACGGTGAACGAAACCTCGCCGCCTTCGCGGTCATCGGTGATGCTCTCCCCATCGATCCAGCCTGCGCATTTGATATTTTCATAGCCCGCGATCTTGCCAATGGAGCCTTCGACATAATTATAAAATTCGCGCTCCCCAAACAATGTGACCAGCGCGCGGTCATACACTTCACTGCGTGCCACACCTGAAAGACAGGTAACTTCAAAACTCCAATCGCCGCTGTCAAAGTCACCGCTGCAATCTTCGAGGATGAACTCGATCGGGTCTGGGTCGACAAATGCCCAGCGATAGGCGGTTGTCTCACGCCCGAGGCTGTCTGTGATCGTACAGCTCCACCTGTACTCCCCCGCTGTGTCATAAGTCCATGAGGGTGCGATCGTATCCATATCCGCAGTGGATGCCGCGCCTGGCGCATCGTATAAATAACTGACAATGGCCGCGCCGTCGTAGCACGCACTCAGGGATGGATCGGGCGGGGCGAATGTCACAGTCCCAGCCACCAGTTTCAAGACCGAGGTGAGCGGACCAATTCGTGCGATAACTCCCCCGTTCAGGAGGTCCCCGAATTGGATGTCATAATCCATAAGGATATCGCCGCCCGCATAGGTGATGTCACGCTGCAAGATCGGCATGGAATCCACGACCGTGATGTACAAATTATCTGCAAATTGAATGTGTGAAGTCTGGCTGATGTAAAAAACTGTGGACGTGGGCAATTGTCTAATTCGGCAAATGCCCACGTCGTACAAACCCGCTGCGCTGCCGATGAAGACCAGCATGTTCTTCAACACATTCACAAGCGTGCCTGAGCCAGCATCGTAGGTCAATTCAAAAACGCCGTCCAAAGATGTGAAAGTTTGATTCACACGCGCCGTATAGACCGTGACTGGGTGCTGGATGGCCAGCCCGAGCTTCGTGAAATCACCCTCACTGCGAAACTTGACCAGCTCTGGCGAGGTTGCCGCGCGTGCGGGAATGTTGTCTGTCATATGACCTCGCTCAGCACAATAAACTCCAATGCCAGCCCATTGCGATAACCCAGAATATTGATGTGATCGCCGTCCTGCCTGTTGTCAGGCCAGTTCATCACCACTTCAAATATTCCGAAGGTATCATCGCGTTTCCTCGAGCGGATATAGATCGGGTTAGCGGATTGGAAGGTTTCCAACTCTGCCACCTCGCCCACTTCGATCAGCTGGAAAGTCCAAATGATCGTCTGCGGACCGCGCCCCTTCATACTCAAGTCACCCAGCCGAGCCATCACGCGGAATTCATTGAACTGCGGTTGAGGATCAGGGCAGGGCGGGGTAAGCGCATCCAAACTAGTAATGCCGCCCGAAGTGGTGCCGATCTTGAAATCACTTGCCATTATGCGCCTCCCATGGCCAGCTTCGCAAAGCGACCGATCTTCTCATCCATCATGCGGTCCGCATCACGTATGGTCAGTCCGCCGCTCAAGTTGATGGTGTTGCTGCTGTTATTTTGTGAAGACATATTCTGCACAGGCTTTGCCATTGTGCGCGCGATCGCGTTCGGGTCCATTGCGTTTTGTAAACCGATCTGAAAGCCTTTTCCAGAGAATGCGCCCAGTTTCATAAATTCAATGCTCGGTGATGCAATCCCGAGCGCGTGTTTGATCGCGGTCAAAGCCGCCTGCCCCGCCTTCATAGCCGCCGCCACGATCATGGGAATGCCTCCCAACATACCGCTGGCCAGCCCTTGCAACATAAATTTACCGATCTCACGCCAATTAATCTTCTTGAACGATTCAACGATCCATTTGGTGATCAATCCGAAATAATATTTGATCAAAAACCACAGTTGCTTGACAGTATCAGTAATCCCAAACACATTATTCTTGAAGGCGTAATACAACAAAGCCAGCGTCGCAATGATCACAATGATCGGGAGGATGACCAATGCCAGGCTTATAACAACTCCGCCAATTGCGGCATTTGCCGCAAGGATCGCAGCTCCCACAGCCCCAGTAGAAACGCCAAGCGCCTCCAAAACTGAAACTAATATTGCAGCTACGCCAAGCCATTTGACAAAAGTACCGACCAATCCAAAAACTCCGCCAGAGAATGGGTTCAGACTTTTGGTTGCGCTGCTGAAAGCCATGGGTAAAAGTTTTCCAAAGAGGATTAACAGCGGGCCTGCCACGAACACGATCAACAAAAGCGTGGCAATGAATTTTTGTGTCTTTGGATCTGCCTTGTTGAACCATTCCAGCCATTCATTCAATTTCTGTAAAACTTTTGTCACAATCGGTAAAAGATTTTCACCCAATATTTTCAGGGTATCGCCCCAGTTTCCCTTCAATATTCTCAATTGATTTGCCAAACCTTGAGAAGTCCGCGCAAAATCGCCTTGCGCATTCGTAGACTGTTCAAGCATCAACGCATAACGAGCCTGCAATAATGCCGCCTGTGAAAGCTCACCGTTGGCATCTGCCAGCCCCATCTCAAGCGCCTTTTCTTTTGTGGCTGCCATTGTCAAGTTGATTCCCAATGTTCGCAGGGGTTCAACTTCGCCCACCAAGCCAGAGCGCAATTTTTCTAAAACAAGTGCTGGGTCAAGATTATTGAAGGAAGCCAGGTCAGCCGCCAATTGCACCAGCCCAGTGGACATATCCGCCGAGGCGGATCTTCCAAGACCCATGGATGTAAACAGATTTCCAAACGTCGAAGCTGCTTCAAGCGCCTGCTGTTGCGACATACCCAAATTTTTAGCGGCATCGAGCGACCATTCCTTTATAACGTCAGAATTCTCCCCAAACACCACGTTCATTTTATTCAGGCTTTCTTCATAGGCAGATGCCGTCATGACCGCTTGTTTTGCCATCAAAGCCATGGGGATGGTGATAAAAGCAGTCATTGACTTGCCAATATTTTGCATTGTAGCGCCCAATTTCTTGGCGGAATTCTCCAGCGATCCAAGACTTTTATTTGCCTCCCCAACACCCTTGGTCACACCGCTGGAGTCGATGACTATTTTTCCGTATGCGCTACCTAATTGAATGGACATCTTTTACCTTTTTAATAAACCGCTTTGGAGCGGATGCAAAGCCTTGTCTCTTGCCATGCTCGGTCAATTGACCTTCAAACGGGCTTTTGCCTTCGTTCAACATATTCTCAAATTTTCTGCCGATCATCAGGCAGGCTTCATCCAACGCCCAGGCCGCGATCTCGGTCTCCAACTGCATGAAATCACTGGGACGTTTCCCGTATGCGCTCGCCGAGTTATACAACCGCCACAGGTTCGTTTTGTCCTTCACGAAAGGACTGCAAAGCCGTTACCTCCCGATTGACAAAATTAAAGATCGCCATCTTGTCATCGTTCGGAAGTTCCTCGAGCGTGATGTGACTTTCATCCGCAGTTGTGCCGATCAAGGGCGTGACCAATGCGATCTCCACCAGCGCATCCAGCATGTCCCTGAAATCTGCTCCCTTTTCTGCGAGCTGTTTCAAATCCAGCGAATCGCCCTTCGTGGCCGCATCCTGTGCAATGTCCACAAAGGAAGCGGGCAGTTTGCCAGTCAACAGCAAGTCTGTCATGGTCACATCCCGCACCGTCACCTGCAATCCGCTCGGCAGATCCATCTCGTGCATACGGCTCGCGCGCCACTCAGCCAAATTGATCTGCTTTGCAATCTGTGATTGTCCTAAACTCTTTAGATTTTTTTGAGACATTATTTCTTCTTTCTTTTTATTTCATTCTCCTCCCCCAAATCGTTTTTTGATTTGGGGGAGGTCGGGTGGGGGTCGGGGTCGGGACTACGCCGCCGTATCGAAGTTGTAAACCGTATCCGCGAACGTCTGCCCATAAATATCATGGACATTCGGCACGATGATCAGATAGGTCTTGCTGGCCGTCAGGCTCGCAGACGGATTCAACGTCACAACCTTGCGGCTTCCACCGATCGTGCGGGCACACGCGATCGCCGCCTGTGTATCCGAACGCACCAGGATGATGCCGTTCTCAGCGCCAGCCGCCAGAGCATTATTGAAGGTCAGCGTGATGTCATCAGTGATGTCAATGCTCGAAACGCCATCAGCAGGGACGGGCGTGCAAGTGATCGCAGACGGGGAGCCAGTGGCGCCAGGCAGGGCCGTGGCGGTCTCATTCTGCACCCAATCAAAGACGCCATTGGTCAGGTCATCAATGCCGATGCCTTTGATCTTGGTCATCTGCAGATTGCCATATTCCATCGGCGCATCCAACCCTTCGGTCACCTTGGCTTTGTAAATAATGCAATGCACATCATCATCGCCCTCGCCCAATGATTTGCCGTAAATCTTGAAATACGGCAAACGCACCGCGCCATGATTTTCAAGCGTCTTGACCTGATCGGGCGTAACGCCTGTGGTGCTGGTGGTGGTGCCATAAATGACAGCCAGCGCCTCCAGCGGCAAGCCAGTGGCTTCCAGTTCCCATTCCACCCCTTCACGGACGGAGACAACGACTGAAAGCATATCGTCGCCCACGCCTTCCGCTGATTTGACACGTTCCTTGAACGTCAATTTGGTGGCAGCGGGTAGATCCACCTGGGTGATGCCATCAATCGAAGTCAATTTGATGTCGCTCAGCCCATAAGGTTTTGCATTTGTTGCTAGTGTCATTTCATTTCTCCTTTTATCTATACCCTCCCCTAAATTGGGGATGCTCTTTCCCCCATTTGGGGGAGGGCAGGGAGGGGGTCAAAACTATCGCAGCCTCTTGGCTACAAATCTCAGCGAGCCGAGCGGACAATCCAGGGCCGTGTCCCGCTGTTGATACACTGCGTTATCGAACTCAATCCTCCAAACATTCGTCCCAACCTGGCTGGCATTCAACAGATCGAATGTCAATCCCATGGCGGGTTCGATGTTGGCATAACCCGAACGTTCATAAAAATAAATGGTCAGCGGAGTTTGCACCGCATTGGCATATCCCGAAGTCAGCGGGATCTCCGTCCCATATTTGATCAGCGCGCACGGCATCAGCTCCTTATTGCCATCAAATGCGCCTGGCGTATTCTGACGTGAAATCTCCTCAACATCATTGAACACACCGCCTGTCAGGGTAGCCATCAAAGGCGAATTATTGGTCATCGTCGTTTTTACATCATCGGATAATGTCATTGCAATAATCCTTTTAGATCTTCGCCGAACAACCACACCGCCAAACTCGCCGCATTGGACATCAAACTCACATTCAAATCACCGCCGATCGAATTACTATATCCATCCATCTCAGGCCAGCTCTCCCCATTCAACCAGCCATTCAACGAAGAAGTGAACGCCTTCTCATCCATCATCACCGCAGTCTTGTAGCAAAAGCAATTCGGGTGAAGCGGATATTGAACCGTCCCAACGGGATAAACGCCATCATTCTTATCGCCGCCCGAAACGATGTCATCACATTCATCCGCTTCAGGGTGACTCGCAGAAAGATGACAGGCTTCCATCTCAACCCACGGTTGCGCCGCCATTACCTTATCGGTGGCGAGAGCGTGAACCTTTTGAATTTCCGTGCGCGCCAGGCGTAAAGCGTTGTAAGAAACACCGCGCCCATCGCAATCATTGCCAGCCAAAAGACCAGTCGTATCCCCAGCAGATTTATCAGATGCAGTCCGTCCATATAACCTCGTTGAAGTCCAGCGCGGACAATCCATCCCAGCGCCCAAAAATTGCTCCAGCTTCTTCGCCATGTTCCAGGCCGAATCGCCGTCCGTAATTCCCTGCAT